AGTTTGGGCAAAGATTAGAGCAAAACAAGGCTTTAGAAATCTAGAAGATGGTAAAATATCTTTAGACAATATCTACGAGTTTACTATTCGTTATGATGACTATCCTAATTTATCTCAAATCAATAAGATTGTTTATAATAGTGGCGAGTACATTATTAAAGCATTCCAAGTAACGGATGAAAGAAAAAAAGAAATAGTTATAATGACTACTTTAGGAAGATTAATTGACCCTACTTTCTTCTTAATTACCGAGTTCTACGAAAACTTAATGACTGAAGATAACAAGTTTATTGTTGTATAATGAAAGTAAGAGGTACATCTCAAGTATTAAATCGTTTAAAAAGAGTTTCTAAAGAAGCAGAATTATCGGTTAAATCTTCAGTGGTTAGAAATACTGACCAAATATACGCTGAAGCAGTAGCTAATGTTCCTGTATTAGATGGTTATTTAAGAGGTTCAGGCAATACAAGTTACTTAAACAATCAATTAACAGGTACAGTTGCATTTGGTGGTAATGCTGCTCCTTACGCTCCTTATGTGGAGTTTGGTACAGGTAGTGGTGTTAATGTTCCACAAGGCTTTGAAGCGTATGCTATGCAGTTTTATGTAAACGGTAAAGGAACTATGAAAGCACAGCCATTTCTTATTCCAGCATTTATTAAATATAAAAAAGTATTTTTAAACGATATAAGAAAAATTGCTAAAAAGATTAGTAAATAAATCGTAAATTTGTGGAATGAAAGATGTCGGAGAACTTATTAGACAAAAACTTTACGAGAGGTTAAGCGGTGCAATCGTTATAGACCTACAAGAAGTTCCAGTATTTGATTCGGCAAGTGTATTAGCAGCAGCGACTGAACCATATATTTTACTTTCTACTTTTAATTCAACGGAATTAAGCGAGGGTAGTAAGCAATCATACGGTCAAGAAGTGAGCGTTTTAATTGAGGTGGGTACAAGGTTTGACAACTCTTTTGGTGGTAAATTACTATCAGATAGAATATCAAATGAAGTAATGGAGTTAGTTAGAACAAGGCAGGATGGGTATTTAGATTTATTACCTGATTGGTATGTAATAAGAACACTAATGGAGAGTACAAATACACTTGAACAATTGGTAGATACAGGAGTTTTAGTGAGAAGATTAATAAGATTTACATTTAAAATACAACAGGGCATATGAGCGTATTAAACGGTTCGGATATATTAATTTACGATGCAGATACGAATTTTCCGTTAATGTGTCAAACTAATGTAACTATTACATTAAACGATGCTATGATAGATGCTACTTGTAAGCAATCAGCAGGTTATTCGGTATTATTACCTGGATTAAGGGATTTTGCTTTTACGGCAGATGCTTTAGTTGATTTTGATGAAGATGTAAACGATTTAGGTATTACAACTTTATTTGCTGCTTACGATGCAAGAACACCTATTAACATACTAATATCAAATCCTGTAATACCACAAGGCTATTATGTAGGATTAACATATATTGATAGTATAGAAGTAAACGCTCCAATGGAAGATGTGGTAACTTATACAGTATCTTTTACAGGAACTTACACAATAACAGATTAATTAACTTTAAAATAAAATAATATGGCAGTTTACAACGGCACAGCGCAAATCTTAAAAATGGATAACACGCAATTAGCAGAATTAACAAATGTGACTATGTCTATGAATCAGGATGTATTCGAAACAACTTCTAAAGAATCAGCAGGTTGGAAAGAAATTATGCCAGGTTTAAGAGATATTACTTATTCAGCAGAAGGTCTTGCAGACTTTGTTGCAGCGAATAAAGATTTAACAGATATTTTTACTGCATACAATAATAGAACTATGGTTCAAATTATTTGGACTAACTTAACGGCAGGTAATACATCAGTTACTCAAAGTGCTTACATTACTTCTTGCGAAGTTTCTGCACCTATGGAAGATGTAGCTACTTACTCTATTGAGTTTGCTGGTTCAGGCGCACCTACATTTACAGTAATATAACTAAAACAAACAAACTATGAACGGAATACTTGAAGTTACTCTCAACGGAGAAGTAAAGCAATTAAAATTTTCAAACTATTCGCTTGAAACTTACACAAGAATAAGCGGTAGTGATATTGGTAATATTAAAGAAATTGGAGAAAATTATAGTCAGTTACAAATGGTAGCTGATTTAATTTATTCGGGTTTAACTGGATATTACAGAAGTAAAAGTTTAATTATAGACTTCAGTTATGAAGATGTAGTGGAATGGGTTGATGATTTAAGTTATGAAACTCAATTACAAGTTATTAAGTGCTTTACCGAAAGTTGTTTAAAGATTACGCAAGAAATGATAAAAGCATTTAAGGCGATGTCTGATGATAACAAAGAAAAAAAAAAGTAACTTGGGATGATATCTTGGATTGTGCGGTAATGGACTTGGGTTTATTACCGCATATTTTTTGGGATATGACTTTTGTAGATTATTATAGGTATTTTGTTTATAAAAGAAAGCAAGAAGCTAACGAGTGGGATAGGACCAGGACTTTAATGTCTTACATTCTAAACACACAAGTTGAGAAGAAAAATCAAAAGAAACCGAGAGAAATATTACCATTATGGACTGATATTTTAAGTAGGTTAAATAAGAAAATTACCATTACTACTCAAAAAGATAAAGAAGCAATTTTGGAAAAATTAAAGCCGAAAGAAGATGGTAAATGAAAAAATAATAGTTGAATTAAGTGCGGAAATAAAAGGCTTAAAAAGCCAATTAAATATTGCTCAATCTGATTTACAATCATTTGCTTCAGAAAATAAAAAAACAAGCGATAATATTGCAAAATCTTTTGATAATGCTAAAGGTGCTATTAAAGGGCTTGTTGTAGGCTATATTGGGCTTCAAGCTGCAACCCAAGCAGTTGGTAGAGCGTTTAATGAATCTTTAAGATTAGATTCAGTTAATTCAGCTTTAACTGCAGTTTTAGGTTCTACTGAATTAGCAGAAGCAAAATTACAAGAAATTTCAAAAACTGCTGATTATTTGGGTTTAAACTTTTTAGACCTTGCAACTTCGTATAAAAATTTCGCAGCAGCAGCTTTATCTTCTAATCAAACTTTAGGAGATACCGATAAAATATTTAATTCAGTTACAAAAGCAGCAGCAACTTTAAAATTATCTTCTGAAGATGTAAAAGGTGCTTTAAATGCTTTAGGTCAAATGTTCTCAAAAGGAACGGTATCCGCAGAAGAATTAAAACAACAATTAGGAGAAAGATTACCAGGTGCGGTAGCTTTAATGGCTGCTGGATTAGGTATTGGTACTGCTGAATTAAATAAAATGCTTGAGCAAGGGCAAATAACAACTGCTGCGGTAATTAAATTAGCTGAACAGTTAGATTTAGCTTATGGAGATAAAATTACTGGTAAAGTAGATTCATTACAAGCAAGTTTACAAAGGTTAAATAATACATTTACTTCGGCAGTAGAAAGTGGTAGTGTTGGTAAGTTTTTTAAATTCTTTGTTGATAGAGCGCAGGAAGCAGTAAATGGTCTTGAATTAATGGTTAAAGGATTACAAAATCCAGGCAAATCAATTTTTTTAATTGAACTTGAAGATGGAATGAAATCTTATTTAGATTTAGTTAGAAAAGTTAATTCTACACCAATAACTGCCGATACAAACCAAAAAGATTTAGTATTACAACAAGGTTTAATAAATGCTGCTATTGAAAAAAATGCTCACTTACAAGCATTAGCTATAAATGTTTATGGTAAAAATTCAGAAGTTGTTAAGGCTTATTCTGATGGTTTAGAAACTCTTTATAAAAAATTAAAAAAAGTAAATGGTTTAATAGTTCCTGGAGGGCCACCAATAATAGAAGGTACTACGAAAACTAAAAGACCCGCACAAGGTTCAGGTTTATTAGATACTATGAATGATTTAACTGATGCCAAAGCTGGTATCGCTGCTGAAAATTTAGCTGCGTTTAATGCTGAAGTCGAAAAGTTAAGTAAAAATATTGATGCTGTTAAAGGTTCTTATAATGGTTTAGTTTCAGACCCTGCAATTGAGGCATTTAACGAAAATTTAAAAGTTACTATAGCTTTATTAGGAGATGCTTTAACAAGTTCTTTTAATGCTGCTATAGATAGTGGAGAAAACTTTTTCCAAGCATTAGGTAAAGCATTAGTTCAACTTATTAAAAGATTAATGATTGCTGTTGCTGCTGCTGCTTTATTAGCTTTCTTTTTAGCGCCTTTTGGTTTAGGTGCTGGTGCAAGTTTCCCAGCAATATTTAAAGTATTATCAGGTGGTCTTGATTTTAGTCAAGGAAGCGTAAGCGGTTCTCAAGTAGCATTACCTACTAATACACTTGGTCAAGGTGGCTACCAAATAGATATAATGGGCGACAAAATGAGATTATTATTAAATAACGAAGCAATTAAAAATTCGAGGGTGGTATAATGGCTTACAATCATATTTATAATCTACAATTCAAAGGTTTAGACC